TGAACCTCGGGATCCTGTTGTTGATTCTGGTTGCTGCTTTGTTGGGCCGAATATTGACAAGTGACCGTCCAGACATGAGGTGCGCCACGACCACCAGAATGACGTGCCTGCCTGCTGATATGCACTGCTGATGACCATGGTGCATATAGCGACAACAGTGGAGGCAGAAGAGGGTTTGTGACGACATCCGCAGCATTGAAGACTGCGTCATCGTAGACAAGCTCGAAGACACGCTCGTAGGTCTCCTGACCCTGTAGCGTAAAGTTTGCCGTTGCTCCGACGACCTCGCTGATCTGTGTAGCCATTACTCAATCTTCTCCAGAATCGCGATGCGTGCCCCTCGACCAGGGTCCAGTTTCTCACGAATCGCCGCCAACTCTTTTGTAGCGGTTTCCTGCGCTTTCGCAATCCTTTGAAGAACGTCGGTGTCACCAGCAGGCTGCATTCTCGATTTGGCAAGTGCCTCGTATGCTGCCGATGATTCAAATGCAGCCACGCCCACGTTGGCCATCCCTGCTCGGGATTGTGCTGTAAGTTCGCGACGACGCTTTGCCAGAAAGCTAAGCCGGTACTCGAGATTACTCTCCTGCTCTTGGAAATCGCGATACTCTGCTGGAGTGCCCTTCATCAGATCGATTCCTTTCTGCAAGACCCAAACCATTCCATCGAGTGCAGTTCTCTGCTTCTGGATTGCCGCTATCCTCTCCTCGTTGGCCTTACGCTCTTCCTCCATCTTTCCCTCAAGCTCACCGCGCGATAAGCCGGGATACTTTTCTTGCATGCGCTTTATTGCATCCTTCTCTTCGCGCGTTGGCGCTCGTGACGGATCTTCTTTCAGCCATGCCAATTTCTCTTCGCCGCGAGGCGCGCCTGCTGCTTTCCATGCTTCATTCTTGCGTCTGTTCTCTGCAATCAATGCATCCATCTTCGCATTGTTCTGCATCTCCTTGGCAATGGACTCATTGGCCTGCCGCAATCGTTGCTCTTCGTCAGCGAGCGCCTTTTTCTTCTGCTGAACTTCATCGAGCCTATCACGCAGGCCCATGTCGGCAGCGCCTTTTTGCAGTTCATTGACTTTCTTTTCTGTCGCCATTCGGGCCTCATCGGCAGAGGCAGCTTCTTTTCTCAGCGACTCTACCTGTTTCGCGTTTTCATCGCGCTGAGATTGCACCAGCTTAATGTCGGCACCGAGCTGTGCTGACGTCAATCCCTGTCCTTGTACCCTCATCGCAAAAAGAAAGTTGGCACGCCGCTCTTCATCTGTATCCCCCTGCATAAAAGCAGCTACCGGCCTGTTTTTTTGCCGTGACGCCTTCTGTTCGGCCTGCGCCAAATCATCGAGCGCCTGCTTTTGTTTGTTCATCTTCGCCAAACGGTCAGAAAACGCAGCATCCTGCTGCAGAGCGGCATTGTACTTCTCTTGAGCCACTGCCGATTCCTGCTGTTTTTGATTTAGCGCATCCATAGCCGGACCAAGTCGCTTGAGGTTATCCATTTCCTGCTGCAACTGCTTACGCCTTCCGGCATTGGCAATTTCCTCTTGCGGACGAAATCGCCCGAGCCGCTTCTCTGCATCATCATCAAGCATTTTCTGTTGCTGCTTGCTGTATGAGGCAAATGCATCTGCTGCCAACATCAGCGCCGTGGCTATGCCAAGAATCGCGAACTCTGGCCCCATCAATGCTGCCTTGAGCCCAGCCAACCCCCCCTGTGTATTGGCCATGATCACGCCAAGGCCACTCAAATTGTTCGCCGATGCTCGCAATGCCCCAGCAAAACCACTGGTTCCAAATACTGTCACTGCGTCCTGAACACCATATCCCAGATTCAATACAGCATACCTCGTACGGTTCGCCTGTGTTCCGAGATCCTGCATAGCTTTTGTTGCAGTCTCAGCTCCTCCAACTCCACCTGGTGCAGCCGGAATGCCCTTGAAGTCCGTATATGACTTCGCCATGTCATCGACCGCTTTACGCTGCCGATCAAAAGTACGCTCCCATTCCTGCAGACCGCCAGATCCTTTTCCAGCCTTGGACACGACTTCAAACAGGCGATCCATGCGACCAATCAGGGCATCAACAGCTTTTGTCGCTGGATCAACATTGGCGCTGACGCCAACCGTCATTGTGCCAAGACTGCTGCTACCCGACATGCTTCACCCCGTTAAGTTTGGCCCACTGCATCAGCTTGGCAGTTACGTCCACTGGAGTCGCAACACGCGTTCTGTCTGGAGTCAATCCAATTCCGAAAGACTTCGGCAGGAAGGTGTCCATAGACAGGTTGTCGCTTTTGCTCGTTCGATTGACCTGGTAGAGCATCCACGCGACCGTGCTGGCTTGCGCCCAGTCGTCCCCAAAAGGCTGAATGCGGTAGTACGCTTGCCATTCAGCAAACTCTACCGCATCCATTCTCTCCTGCAGTTCACGCACCGTACATCCGAAGTTCCGGGCCAGAAAGAACCAGAACAGCCGACTTGGGTGCGATCTCAGTTTTTTTCGGTTTGCTCCGACTCCTCGACGCCAATCCGGTTCAGCTCGAAAGCAGCATTGAAGATCTTGTCGAGCAACTTGGCGTTCCAGTCACAGATTGCCGGAACGTCATCAATCGTTGCCAGAGGATTCCCATCGCCATCACACAGAGACAATGCCACCAGTGTGGCATTCGCCTTTGCGTAATGCTTCGATTCCTGTGCCTGCCTGACGGAATCAGTGTATCGGTCGAGTTCAGTGCCAGTCAGAACCTTGACAAACACATCGCTTCCGGCGATCCACTTGGAGACATCGACAGGCTGCTTTGCAACAGTCTTGGCAGCGGAAAATAGGGAGTCTCGTAGTGTCATGTTATGCAGCCGAGTTGACAGTGATGGCACCAGTCCACTTGATGGTCGCCGTAGCCGTCATGATACCATTGATCGGCACCGTTGGCTCGTATGCGGTCATGAAACCCGTTCCAGTCCAGGTCGCGGCAGTGCTGGCACCAGAAGCCATCGGATACGTGATCGTGATAGCCTCGGCAGCACCCTCGATCGGAGGATCCTTGCTGGCATCGAACTGCATGGTCACCCGAAGATCGCCGTAGTTGACGAGCTTTTCCGGAATGAATGTGCGTGCAGTCGTCGTCGAACTGTTCGTCGTCTCGAGCGCCTCCCGCCGCATGCTTGATGGATTCACGTCAGTGATCCACGCAAAGAATCCGCTCGAGAAGGTGATCGAGATACCGTGGCCCTGCATTGGGGCGGCTGTGACAGGCATGTGTTTCTCCTGTTAGGTGGTGGGAATTTCCTGGGATGATCCAGCCGCATGAAGTTTCTCAGTCAACACTTCACGGATCTTTGAGAGAACTGCACCTCGAGAAGACGTGGTCGCATTCCTAAGCATGTGCTTGCCAGGGATTCGCTTTCCGGTCTTGTAGTGAGTCCAGCCCTTTTCCACGAGGTGCAGATACTTCGATGGTTTTGCGACCTGGTTCTTTCGTCCGATCAATTCCTTGTAGAAGATCGGACCCTGCGCCCCCTTCATCTGTCGCTTGGCGCGCCTTTGGCGATTCATCGGAACCTTTGGCCCCTGAAAGCTCCGACGTGCGCCAACGAGAGAATAGATTGACTTCGCGGTGTGCTTAGAGTCCTTCTTGCCCAATGATCGCTTCAGGATTCCGCTGTAGACCGGTGTTTGCCCCTCGGCTGATCTCTTGATGATCGTCGCCGCTTGCCCGAGTGCGGAACGGGTCGCATTTTTCACCTTGCGAGAACCGAGATCCCGCAGATTGTCCATCAATTGTGGCGGCAGCTTGAACGTGACATCCAGCGTGCCCTGCGACTTGTCGTACGCCGGAAACTGCTTGACAAAGCTCACAGCGCCACCTTGTGCATCACACGGTAAATGCCAGAGCACTTCACAGACACAATCGCCATCTCATCAATCATGGTCTCCTCGAACATCCCCCCATCCTGCGAGGCGAAAAGACCATACGAAACCGCCAGCTTGCGCGACAGACCGTCGGCAATGTCTTGGCAATGGTTCAGCATCGTTTCCTGCTGCCTGATCTCGTCCATGGGATCAAATCTTGTGACCAGTTCCACAGCCACATCGACCTGGTACTCATCGAACACAGCAGAGTTGCCTGCCCGATTCCTGCTGACCGTCTGGGGATAGACCAGCGCAGTCACACCCTCCTCGAGTTCTTCACGAAACGCCTGCGACCGATACGTCTTCCGGATCTTGAGCGCTGGAATGGTGATCGTGCCGTCGGACAAAAGGTCGCGAACGCCACCAAACACAGCAGACACTGCTTCAACGACCGGAGAGGCCACTACCGCACTCGCTTCGTGTAAATCCGCCAGACAAGACCACCAGAGCCACTATCACGATATGGACGTTCCCCAGAGTTGTCGGCAGTCACACGAAACACACGCGATCCATGCGCAATCGTGTCGCCGACCTCTGGGAGAATCGTTCGTCCATCAAGAATCAAATCTGCTGCCGTGATCAACCAGTCCACCGAAGTAAAACCGATGATCGCACCACCCTGGTCCATTTGCAGACTTTGGGTAGCTCCAGCAGTGGCCTTGAGATTGACGCTCGAGGATCCACGCTGGTAGACCACATCCTGGCTGACAGACGCCTTGTGAACGCCTGCCAGCCAAGATTCAGCCGACAGCAGAATGTCAGTCATCAGTTGCGATGCAGAATTTCCCAGTTGCAGACATCAAGACGGCAACTGTTGCTTCCGCTGGTTGTTGACCACTGACCGCTCACCGCGAGGGTGATGGCAGCAGTCGTGTCAACGGTCGTCGAGGCCAGCTTGGCGGGCTTAGAGGTCACGGTGCCCTCCACGCCAATCGCCGCAACCCCCGTCGCCACTGCAGTGCCGCTGGCCCCAGTCGTTCGCACCACAATGTCAGCTTCGAGGTAGAAGATGTCATTGTTGGCAACGTCAACGGCACCAGTGCTGACCACCGTGGTCGAGCCGAGCTTGATCTTTGCAGTCAGGGTGTCGGTCGAGTTCGTCGCAGTGGCGATGCCCTGAGCTCGAACACGGACCACGTCACCTGGTCGCAGCCCATTCGCCGGAATGGTCAGAACCGAGTTGTCGAAGTTGGTTTCCGTGCTGCTGGCAGTGAGAGCCGTGGAGGCAGCCACAGCAACGCTAGCCACTTGGGATCCACCATCGGTCTCATTGATGGCAACATCGACAGTCGTGTCGGCGAGCGCCGCAGCAACCACAACCTTCCCGGCGGGAACGCCAACCGCAGCATCCGTCGAGACACGATCATTGGCAATGTCGTAGTAGACGATCTGTCCGACCGCCATCGCATTGCCAGCACTCGTCGCCTTGGTGAAACGGAAGACACCCTCGATCGTCAGGCTGCCGAGAGCATTTGCCGCAATGTCAGTCTTGACGACGCCGAGCAGCCCATTCTGGACCACGACATCGCCAGCAGTTTTGGCAGTACCCGGGGTGTAGTCAATCGCACACCCTTCCTGCCTGTAAGTCGCACCCATTGTAGAATCTCCTTGTGGATCAGAGTGGAATCAGGAACTCAGGCAGCGCCCTTGGACTTCACGCCCGACACGTATTCCGCCTTGTCCACACCAAAGTCGTGGTAGCCACGGAACTGAATGCCGAGAGTGTTGAAGTCTGCATCCGCCGATTCCACGACGGGAGACTGCTGGCCGTTGAGGAACGACACGACCATCGGAGCGTAGAGCGCCGGATCGCGGAACAGGTACCAGGCGGTCGAGGAACTCCCAGAGAATCCGGCTTCGGACAACTGGGAAACGACGACGGGACGATACTTGTTCAAGTAGATGTTGGCATTCGCCACTGTCGTGCTGCCGCCGACCAGGTTGTTCGCCGTGTAGAGAGTGCTGGCAGCAACCTCGAGTTCGGGCGGAACCAACAGCAGGGCCGGCTCTCCGCCAATTCGCTTCGAGCCATCCGCAGAGGGGCTGGTCATCGTACGGAAGGCCTTGACGCCCAAGCCGAGACCAACGCCGTCGGTCAACAGAGTGGTCGTGCCGCCGGTGATGTAGTTGCCGCGAGCAGCAGTGAAGAACGAGGCATTGTCGAGGAACGCCGCCCAGAAGACATCCCGCATCTTCATCGCAGCACCAGCGCCAAGGCGCACCCGCAGATCATCAAAGACACCGAGGTCGTCATTGATGATGTCTTCGCGAGTCAGGGCGAACATCTTGGCATAGGTCTTGGCCTGCCGAGTGTAGGACTCCTGCGACACACTGCCGTGCTTGATCTCGCCGCCGGGACCGATCTGCTCATACGCCATGTCGTCGAGCAGACGATAGGTGGTGACCTGCTTGAAGTCGCGGACAGACTTGATCTGGCTGATCTCACGCCAGGTGTTGTCCACTTCCTCGTAGCCAGCCACCAGCTCTTTCGTGGCGACGTTGCTGAGGATGTTGGAGACCGAGACGCCGAGGGTCGAGAACGAATTCGCATGCACATCAGGCATCGCCGCCTTCAGCACACTTCGGATATTCCCGGTATGCACCCGCTCCCCGGTCGAAACACGCATGCCATTCGAGGCAGCAGCAATCAACAGGAGCTGCTGGATGCCGATGTTCTTGTACTGCTTGGCGGCAGCCTCGATCACCTGCTCCTTGTAGTGGGTCTCAATCTTCGGCATGCGGGCCGACAGAGCCAGAGCAGCCTCGATGACCTCGGGGGATTCATCCCGCTTGCTGACGTGGATGGCAGGCCCCTCATGGGAAGCACCAGCACGCACCAGGTCCAGCTTGGCACCCGAGACGGAACGGACAGCTTCCACTTCATATCGCGCCGGCGACCACTTCTCACGAATCGCCTTGGCCTTCAGATCACGATGCGCCTTGAGCGCAGTCGCCTTGATCTCCGCAAATTTCGAGGCGGGCACTTCCCCCTCGTACTCGGCGAACGACGCCTCGAGCTCATTCAGGTTTTCCGCAGCAGCGGCCTTGATGTCCGACAAGTCGAACACGGGAGCCTCCACGGGCTTGTCCTCAACCGCAGAGGCATTGACCTCGGCGTTGAACTTGGCCTGCAGCTTTTCGCGCTGCGAATCAGTCAGGGACTCGGAATCGAATCCCATCGCCTCGACCCATTTGTCGAATGGCATGTTTGCACCTTTCGTGTGCGAAAATTCGACTGCCGAGGCAGCCAACTGAACCGTGGTATTCTCATCCGCGCCATGCGGCAGGAACGCCACCCCATACAGACGACTCTTGCGGGCGACATACACCGGCCCGGGAATGGACTGGCCATTCACAACGACCGCTCGCCCCTCTGGAATTTCTTCGACCTTCGATGGCTTCGCTTCGATGCTGGCCTGCCACGGAAAACCGTTCTTGGCAGAATCAACAAACTCAGTCGCCGCCTGCGAAACCGCACTGACTTCCCCGGAAAGACGCAGAGTGCGCCCATTGTTCTCGACAGCCCCAACGTGACCGACCAACTGGTCTTTCTTGTGGTGCAGATTTGCGATCACCGACCGCCCCTGCTCGAGACCAGACAGATCAAGAACAATCGGGAGGTCATATCCGCCGACACTCAATGGACCGCCGTTGTAGGCAATCACATCGAACCGAGGACGCTTCCCCTCTTCCGCACCAGCCTCGACAGTTGCCTGCTCGGCCTGAATCACAATGTTCTTCAAGATCTTCATTCGCCACCGTCCATCTGCCGAACCTTGGCCTGCGACCATGACTTGGCCGCGTCCCCACCCCACAAACTCCATGCGACCCAACCCGGCTTTTCCTTGCCCTTGGTGTTCCAGCCCGGTGATCGACTCGCCTTGTCATGTCGAGCAAACCATGCCGCCATCTCTCGCACATGATCTTCGGTCAGCACTTCACGCCGAGAGATCTTCCCGGCACGAGCAACAGTTTCCGGCTTCAGCCCCTTCCCAGAACGACCTTCCTTGTGCAATCGCAAACCGGTCTTGGCAGCAGCAGCCATGCCAGCAGTCGGTCGCAGATCAACCTTTACGGCAGCCTGCACATCCTCCTGTTCCTCAGCGTCGTCAATGTCGTCGTCAAGTTCCGGCTCAGTCGCGGTGTTGATGTTTGCCATGTTCTGCGTGACGATCGCGAACTGATTCATCCGCAACGTCTCACGCATTTGATCAACACTCAGACCGTAGTCTGTAGCCATCTCAGCAATGTGATCCTCGAAGTCCAGTCCCTGCTCGGCATAGACCTGCGACAGAGTCGTGGACCCGTTCTTCAGGCGTTTATCCACGGCATTGGCTTCGCTCTCAGGATCGCCAATAGGATGATGGGGCCAATCCCAAGAATGACGTGCTGCAAGTGTGGCATCGAACCCCCAACCATAGGCAAGGATTGCACGTTCAAACCAGCGGTCGAACAACGGATCCAGAACCGTGTCTTCGCAATCAGCCCGCTCGAGATCGATTGTCAGGAAGTACGTGCCGTGATCCAGTTTTCCCGAGGCGAAGTTGTACCCCGAGGAATTGCACATCGCGAGGTTCTGGGGAATCGACTTTGGCCGAGCCATCTCGTTGACTTGGGCCGCATGAAACGCCTCGTAGGTCGCACCTGGATGCTCGGCCTTCATCTGCTGCACATCCCAGCCCATCGGGAGAGCAGTCATCATCCGCTTGTCGAAATCGACCGTGGTCAACGGAGAGACCTGATCGGCACCATCCGGAGTCAGATTCGTGTGAATGATCGCAGCGTAATCAGCCGCAGTCTCAGCAGCAGCCAGAGTCGCCTCACGCCATCGACGAGAACTCGCACCAACATTCAGTGTCGATCGAAACTCGGGAACACCTCGGTGCTGACCCGGTCGCCGCAGCATGAACCAATGGAGCATCCACTTTGCAGGAATCTGCTCAAACTCAGTCCCTGACCATGCAAATTGACCACCTGGGTGATACTTCAGCACGTCGTAACTGATCGGATTGCCGAACTCGTCGTACCGGATCCCATCGATGTAGCCGACAGCGTAGGGGATGATTCGTGGGCTGGTGACCTGCTCAGTCTCGATCAGAATGAGATCCAGATCAACAGGAGAACGCAGACGAGGGTTGTTTCGCAGCAGCCCAAACGTCTCACCGTCCTGCACCTTGGCGTGAGTCATGCACCACAGCTTTCGCCGCAATTGCACCGCCTTGGTCCACTGTTGCCATGCCGCCTCGATCATCGCATTGAGGTTTTTGTTCCGAGTCCGCATTCGCAGACTTGGCCCAGTTCCCATCACGTAGTTGGCATGTGTCTGGACGATCCCATCAGCGTAGCCATTGTTGGCGACTTCGTATCGCGCCCGCTGAACCAGCTTTGCACGAACGGCCTTGGAATTGGCCGAGTCGGCATCGTAGGCATCCGCATTGGCCCAGTAGTTCTGCATGTCCGTTGTGTCACGGGCAGCATCATACGTGGCTTCAACAGGCCTCTTCGGTCGCTGGAGAGCCTGAATCTGCGGAGTTGCCTTCTTGCCGGCAACCGGTCGGCCAAACTCATCCAGAATGCGGTTCTTCACGACTGGTGCAATCACCCTGCCCCCGGCGGTCGAATCTTCTGGAATCGCATGCCAAACCCGGCCACATTGCTCGAGGCAGCATCTTTCGCCGCCTGATACGCGGCCAGCTTCAGGAGGTCGTCAACAGACCGAGATTCAGCCGAACGACCATCAACACTCACCGACTTCGGGCTGGTCGCCGCACTCTCAAGGGCTGTTTCAACCGCATCGAGTTCTTCAGACATGCACCGATTGTCGAAGCCTGCAATACCCCTGCAATACCCGAAACGCACTTTGGCAAGTCAAACAGGAAAATTGTTCCACTAATGGAACGCCGGGGTTTCTCGAGTCAGCAATTTTGATCCGCAGTTCCGACAAACACGCAGGCGCACGATTGAATTCTTCTTGCGCCGAGTGTAGTTGACTGCGAAGTTGGTGCAGTTGCACTTGGGACAGACGAGCCCATTTCCTTCTGCTGGATCCCTGAGTTCCTCGAGGGAAGGCCGCTCTTTCGGATCGCTCATCATCGGCCTCGCAATTCTTTCAGGGAAGGTCTTGCCGCCACCAGGGTCTTGCTTGTTGTTGTCGATGACTGCAAGGAGCACCCGAGGATTGATGCGGCAACTGCAGAGCCCACCAGACAGTCAAACCAGTGGTTGTCCGGCTTGTTCACCGGCAGCTTCCATTCATCGACTCGTCGGCCTTTCGCCTCGACAATGACCCTCTCCTCTGATCGCAAATGATCGGCCAGCATCTGGTGGGCAACCGGTCTGTCACCAAACAGCCTGAGTTCAGAAGGTGCCCCGGAAGCAACCTCGAGGCGATTGTGAACGAACGACTTCCACCAATTCGTATCATAAACACAGTGAGGAGTCGCACGATGCTGATTCCGTCCAATTCTCCACATCAACCCGGCACGCTCACCTTCACGCTTCTGGTACTCGTAGAAAGGCCTCCCTGTAGCACCGACATACCGACCGTGGGAAGGAATCAGCAGGGAACGGTGCGGTGACTCACGACAGACCTGGTAGACAGTGTCAGTTTGCGGTCCCCAGTTTGCATCGATCATCAGTTTGTCGAGACGCACTGTAATCCCAGTCTCTTTCTGCCAATCCTTCCCGCACAACTGCTCGGTCAAGATCGTCAACGCCTGCGACATCTGAGCATCCAGAGACAAATGCCCCAACTGCTGCTCGATCAAGTTTGTCAGATTCCCCAGAGAGAAATACGACCGGCCCTGATCAGGCCAAGTTCCATAGTCCACGACATATCCAGTGAAGTCATCCTCCCACGCAGCCACCAGCCACCAGAGAACACGCTGGGAAACGTCGATGAATCCTGTCAGCCGAGACGCAGCAACAGGAACCTGGCCCCGCTTGACGTTCGACAGCTTCTTCATGATCTCGTCGGAACTCAGCAGTTGAGCATCATCAGAGGCAGTATCCAGAGGTTCGTTCTGATACTCGGCAAAGAATGACACCTCCGATCGAAACCGCAGGTTCATCGCATGCTGGATCGCCGAAAGCTCATCGCGATTGTGCCTCTCTGCCCACGCAACTCGAGATCCCTCATCCATTTCATCCTTGTTCTTTGCATAGAAATCAGTTGCTGATCGCCCCTTGTCGCCGGCCTGCATCGACTCGGTTCTGATCGCCCGGTATTCATCCCAGAGACGCTCATTCTTCGGCCACGAATAGACCATCTTCGTCTTCTCGCCGTTCCAATCCGGGTGGAGCTCCCTGTTGAGCATTCGATCGGCCATATCCCCCTTCCGCACCACCGTGCATGGCATCACCGCAGCAATCTTCACACCTGGGCCAGCCATCCCCAGCACATCGGACGAGATTACACCCTCGCGGAATGCACACTGAGCCTCCGACATCGCCGATTCTCTCGTCTGCGGATCATCCAGAATCACCAACTCTGGCCGAATGACCGTCCCATCGACTCGAGTAACCTGCTGCCCACGAACTTCCCCCGTGATACCAGCCACCGAGATCGCCGCACCCTGCGACGGAGACACAAGAGGTGCAGGCAAAGTCGGAAATCGGACCTGCTGAGCAGACCAAACAGTCTCAGTCCGCACTCCATTGATCGTCTGGCCCTTGCATTTACGTGGTTCACCCTCGAGAGCCCGCAGAGAATGCAATGCCTCGGGAAAATCCTCCGCCAGCAGTTCGTTGAATCGCAACTCATCCTGCAGAGAACGCAACAATCGCTTCGCAGACGGCTCCGACGCAGCAATAAGACACACGAATCGCCGGAAACCGTACAGAATCGCGTAAATGGCAGCTCGAATCGACATGGTCGTCTTCCCCGATCCTCGAGGCATCGCCATCGCAAACAGACCACCCTCCGTGATGGACGTCTGCAGGACCGAAATCACCCGCAAATGGTCATCACACCATGGCAACGGGAACGCCATCGGGAAATAGGTCTTCAGGAATAACGCCAGATCCCTCTCACAGGCCTTTCTGCGCTCT